CCGCAAGATAATGTGTTGGATTGAAGGACTGGGCGAAACGCTCTTTGAATGCAAAAACCCTGAAGAAGCCAGGAAAGCTGCGATTGTCTTAAGTGGACTCAAAGCCGAACTTATAGCCGAGAGGGAAAAGAATAAGGTGGCGGTGGAGACGTTGAAACACTATGCCGACGAAGGTAACTGGACTTCTAGAAAAGACGGATTTCCCGCTGATCACAAACTCCCCAGAACACCTGGTTGTCCAGAGCCTGGGTCAAGCGCAGCGCAAGAAGCCCTTGCCAAGATGGCGGTGGAATAAGTTGAAAGGTGAAAAAATGAGATTAGTAACAAGAGTTCGAAAAAAACCAATACGGAGTTTAACATATGAAAACAAAAACAATCGCCTATTTAATATTTATCATCTTTGCATCGTGTGCAGGTGGCACCACTGAACAAGACGATCTAAACATTGATGATGCCCCAATCGAAGGAGTGTGGGCCTTACAGTCAAATGCGTGTAACGAGTTTTACGCCTGGGATCCAGTGGTCCAAGTTAACTTTTTGTCCACTCTATCACCAGGCCTGGATATTTACGGGGTTACTTCATCGTTTGGTTTTTTCTCTATTGTGATTGAGCCAATCTCTGGCGAGTTTTACACATGCGTAGTTCCGCAGGGGGAGCTAGATATAACAAAATGTGATATTTTGTGTGCTGGCGCAGTGTCAGGCAATCAGGTAGATTTGTTGTGTCAAACTGATTTTGACAGGCTTAATACTTGCGGCCCCGTGGTGTATAATATAAACTAGTCAGTCGATTTGCAAAAGCCTAATGCACCGTAATAGTTCTACTGTTTCCACAAAGTCTGCAGTTATGTAAGCGCGTTCTTTTAAACCACGCGCTATTTTTTTATCAACTTCTTCAATGACTGCCCACTTGCACGGAGCGTCACTCTTTGGGGACGGTATCTGAATCACTTTTTGGCACTGTGTTAGCGTTAGCAGCATTATTATACTCGGCCAAAAATTCATCATAAGTCGCATTAATAACTTCATAGGACTTGCCCCTATTTACTTTTGTTTTCGCGTCAAGCTTAAGCACTTCATTTTCGATATCGAGTAGGCTCTGTTTTTTTCCTAAAACAAAGCCTACCGCTATCAATACAGCGTCTAGTATTTTTTTTAATAACTCAATCATTTGAATTTGTTGATTGTGTCTTTAGCAAGGTTAACCACAACCTGCGCAATTGAATTTGACTTAATCCAAGGAATTATTGCCAACAGCTCACTAGTCGCTAAGGCAAAGCCTAGTATCACCGCTTGATTTGCTACCATAAATTCTACCATATCTCCCCCTTTGTTATTTTACTCCGTTATGTTCAAAAGAAAAATGATTGCCATCTTGTCTTTTAAAATCACCACCCCAAGCGCAGGCAGGGTCTAAAGTTTTCCAATAATCGCCTAGTTTTTTGTAGGCTTTGCTATCTGATTGATATTGAAAAACACCAGAATCTAGGTCTTTAATGAAAAGGTTTAAATCTACGGCTAGACGTTGTGTGTGTAAGCTGTTGGCAATGCCAGTGCCTTTTTTTGCGTTCAATGCTGCTTGTTCTGGCGTTCTGTACGCCTCGCCAAAAGTCAATGCGTAGCCCTTAGAATAGGCCCAAAAAATCAACCTTGAGATCAGCAAAGTAAACCGTTGCTGCTTAGATGATAATTCCATAATGATTCCATAATGACTAAAGTTTATAAGCCAAGTAGCCAATAATACCGCTGATTAAAATCACTACTGTGCTAATACCAAAAGTAGCAACGGAGCGGGTTAAATCTTTATTAGATTGCTCGCATTCATGCCGTACTGTGTTATCACCCTCCATAATTTTCTTATCTAAGTTATGATAGAGATCATTAAAATAATCCAGGCGATTAAATATTTTTTCTACAGCTAGCTTATGATCGTCTTGATGCTTCATCATGCGGCACTGCATGTTTTCAATTTTCACAAGCTGAATTTCAATACTGCGTTTTTGTTTTTCATCCATAAATCAGTGACTCGTTAATTGTGTTGATTTTAAGCTTTCAAAAAACCAACATCAGACTCTAACGCAGAAACTTTATCTTTCAATTCCTGCAATGCTTCTTGTTCTGTCAGTGATGCAGTCTGATAAATTAATTTTTGATAAGTTTTCGGCAACTCCCCATCTATAATTTCAAATGCGCCGGGCACATCTGTAAAACAAGGATGCGTGGTCAAATCGCTTAAGGTTGTCTCGACCACTGTATAATCGGTGCCAATTTGATGTATGTGTGCCATAATAATTAAGCCGTAAAGTAGTGACCCCATATTTGTGCAGTTCTTGCTGCAACGGACGCAAATACTACATGAAACTCATATGCTGTATCACCAGCGTTTCTTCTAAATGCACCTGCACCATTTGAGGCGTTTGATGTCTCTAAGGCGGAGCAATAACCATGCGCTGCAAATATTCTTTCAGACCCATTAGCCCCTGACACCCATTCAACCGGGTTTGGCATGTCAGACGGTTTTTCCATTTGTACGGCAGTTAATGCAGAGCCAGCCGTGCCATAAGTTAAATAAATCTGATAAAAGACACAATTTCCTATTTGGGTCCATTGGTATCCGTGATCGGTAGAACCAGACGGGGCCGTTGTACCTGTCCAAGTAATGGTTGACGCATAGACTTGCCATGCTGGTGGATGACGAAAAGTGTGAGTGGTCCAAGTGTCCGTTGCAGTTCTGACCGGAAAAACGTCTGTTGTACTAAGTGCCTCAATTGCAGACAGATCATTTGCTAATGCCAGAGTTGGATTGCCTGATACCCCGTTACCATTTGAAACTGATATTCCAGCGGCTGGCCCAATGAGAGTCCTGCCTGTAAAAGTATCGGCTGCCGTTTGTGTCAGTAGCCCGTTTGTGTTGTACGCCGCAAATGCTGTTAGTGTGGCATCAAATGCCTGTACGTCTGTTCCTATGACTACGCCTAAATTTGTCCTTGCACCCGATGCGGTGCTTGAGCCGGTACCACCGTCTGCAACTGCCAAGTCTGTTATTCCAGTGATGGAACCGCCGGTAATGGTAACGTTTGAATCTGCTTGCGTTGCAATGGTGCCCAGGCCAAGTGTGGTGCGTTGGGCTGCCGCGTTAGCATCGTCTAAAATTGCGCGGCCTGCCGCCGTGCAATCAATTTCTTCGACATCACCAGAACCAGCAGTTGACCTGCCAAGGATTTTGTCAGTAGCAGAAACGTTTTGCATTTTGGCATACGTCACTGCATCATTGGCAATGGTGGCCGCAAATGATCCTGTCCCTGATCCTGTAACATTACCAGTCAGCGTAATTGTCTGATCCCCTGTGTTTGATCCTGTCAAAGTAGTATCGCCGCTAAGTGTGATCGTCCTATCTGAGTCGCCTGTCGCAATATTTAAAATGCGGTCTGCCGACAAATTAGATGCGGGCTTAAGATTAAGCGTGTGTGAGGCGTCTGTGTCTTTTACTTTTAACGACGCATTATCGACTGTTATTGCGCCGCCTGTAATCGTCACATTTGATGCCGCTTGCGTTGCAATGGTGCCAAGTCCTAAATTTGTGCGGGCAGTTGCAGCAACAGCAATGTCAGACAAATTATTTGCTACCTGACAAAAAACGGTAGACGCTTGCGTTGCTGCGGTCCCAAGCCCTAAGTTTGTTCTAGCTGTTGAAGCTGAAGCAACATCAGATAAATCATTTGCAGTCTGGCAAAAAGCAGAATTGTTTTGTACCGCAGCAGTTCCAAGCCCCAGTGTTGTCCGTTGTGCCGTTGCATTAGCATCGTCTAAAATTGCGCGGCCTGCCGCTGTACAAGGAACCTCTTCTATGACACCGGACCCGGCTGTAAATCTGCCAAGCAGTGTGTCAGTAGCAGAAACGTTTTGTATCTTTGCGTATGTGACCGCTTGACTTGCTATTGTGGTTGCAAATGAACCAGTTCCCGTGCCTGTTACATCGCCGGTAAGTGTTATAGTTTGGTCACCTGTGTTAGTGCCGGTTAACGTCGTGTTGCCGCTTAGTGTCACCGTTCTATCTGCGTCGCCTGTTGTAATTGTGAGTGTGCGCTCAGCAGTAAGATTGCTGCCAGCATTTATAACGAGCGCGTGAGATTCATCACTGTCTAAAATTTTTAATCCGCTTTGCCCAATGGTTATTATGTCAACACCTGTCACAGCCCCAGTGTCTGAAATTAAAACAAGACAATCTTGAAGCAGTTTGCCGCTTGTTGTATCATACCTGGCAACGGCGTTATCTGTAGCTGATGCAGGACCAACAACGTCACCAGTACCAGCCACGGCGACAAACTCAAGAGCTGATTCGCCGGCGTTGACACGCGCAACCTTAGCCGCTTGCCCTGCGTACGTGTCAGGCGTATCTGTTAAAGTTAAGAACGACGATGCTCCACCGCCACCGCCACCGCCACCAGAAACCGGCATTTTAAACCACCAATCCTTTTAAAACTGTTAAGTATAAAGTTATTGTTCCAGAGCTTCCTGTACCAACAACCGTGTATTGAATTTTTTTGCCGGTACCTAATACAAAGGGGTTCACCACGCTCAGCGTATGGGTAATGTTTTTTCCTACTGTTAAACTGGCCAGAATCCCTTCACCCGCAGTAAGAATTGTTGTAACCGTTGTGTCGTTTGTTTGTATAGCAACCGATGTCAGCCCAACGGCGGCCACTTTTGTATAAAGCCCGTGTGGAATAACTATGGATTGCTCGCTCGCTGTGCAAATATCATAAGTGCCTGCGGCTTTCGCACAATCAATGTCAAACGCTTGCGTTAGGGAATAAAATCCCGATGATAGTAATGGCATATATTAAAACTCCGCTATTGCTAAAATTGTACCTGCACCTGCGGCAATGCCGTTAATGGCGCCTGTAAAATAATCAAGCGTACTCATGTTGAATGCACCGCCTGGCATTATCGTGACGCCGGTATCAATCACAGCAGTGCCGCCAAAATTCAGCGTTACTCTGTTTGAGGAACTGGTATTAGTGATTATTAAACTTTTTCTCGACGTGTTTGCACTGACAACAGTCGCACTTGAAGTCGAAAGAGTGACAGTGGAGTGCGTAGGAGTTGAACTATATGTTCCCCTCTCCGGCACCCAATTAGATCCATCCCATACTAGCCCATTAGATAAACCACCCATTTTTTATTTTTCTTCCTGCCGAATTTCCTAATTATTATTTGCCGTAATGCCGATTGCTTTTATTAAAATCTTTAAAGGCTCTGATCCTAAAAATGCACCGGAGTTCACCTGGTCCAATGTTTTTTGTGCGTATGGCTTCAGATTAAACTGCCCAGGCTCAAAAGGTTTTACTTGTGGCGCAATACCTGGTTGAAATACCTGTGCCTTCATAGGCTTTGATGCTCTAACAATATTTTGCTCTGCTTTAACTATGTCACCCCAAACATCTTTGCCAAAAAGATTTTGCAATGATTCACGTCCGTATTTGTCTAGTGCCCCGCCAAAAGAGGTGGCCGATGATGACGATCTTGCTAAATCATTCAGTACAACATCTTGAATTGGTTTTCGTAGAGCAGGCTGTTTTGTAATTATTTCGCTTATTTTACTTCCAGAAAAAACATTTCTTGCAGAGTCAACAATTTGCTCAGAAGTTTTTTCACCCAAAGATTCAAAAAATTCAAAAATCGGTTTGTTCTCACTAAATGATTTTTTTACAGACTTTACTAGGGCTGCTTCTTCTGGAGATGCTATTACCTCCAAAGCATCATTAAGATTGTTTCTTGCAATATTATAAACCGAACCAAAAGCTTTGTTTTCCCCGCTCCTGCTTAACACTCCAAAATTTGCAAGTGATCCTAACTCTTTGAGCTTCCTGTTGAGCGTGATTAGAGTAGGGTTTTCTACTAAATCTTTGCTAATGAGTGACAATCTTGTATAAAAAGATTTCAGCTCAGGAGCCCGCACTTTACCAATTGCCTTTTCTAAAATATTGCCTTTTACGTCAGTCAACCCAGCATCATTTAAAATTGAAAATATTTGTTGCCTCACCGGTTCGACTGATACTTTTGCGCCGCTGTTTTTATTTATGATTGGGTTTAAAACCGCTCCAACATTTTCATTAAATGCCAATTCTGCACTTTTTGCACTGCTAACCAGATCTTGCCCAGCCGCTACCCTTGGCTGTGCCCCCATCTTTTGCGGCAACAATTTTATGCCTTCTTTTGCCTGCTGTTGCGCAGCTAATTTTGCGGCCTGTGCTTCTGCCTTTTTAACAAGAAAATCTGCCTTCCTCTGGCTTTCTTGCAGATTAAAATCCATGGCAACATCTGTTTTTGTTTGTTGAAAGGCCGATCTCCTTGCATCCTCAGCAACATTAAACGCAGTTTTTGCAGCAGCTTCTTTTGCAATCCGCATTTTTTTGATCGCTGGACCAATTGGCAAAACGCCAGCGGGATTTAAGTTTTCAATTCCTTCTCTTACAAAATTAGAAAGCCCGCCAGGGACCAAATTGTTTACAAACTTGGCAGCATTGCCAGCCCCTTTTAGCGTAGCACCAATGGCCTTGGCAGCAACACCGCCGCCCATATCCATAACAGAGTTTGTTAAAAAATCATCAAGAGTGTTGTATGTTGACTGCCCCAACGTTTCTCTGGGCGCATACCCAAGAGATTGTTTTAAATAACGCTCTGTTGCTCCACCTGCAGAACCTAACACCCCAGCGCCAGCAGCCGAGGTTAACACTGCCCCTGGCCCAGTAGGGGCGCCAGCGCCGGCCCCGATAATCCCACCGCCAATTGCCCCAACAGTAGTTAATGGCCTGGCATCTAAAAATTGATTAAACTTACCACCAGGCTGAAAAAATCCTGGTTGAGATTGAACGCCAGTATCATTCTTAGGCACAACCCCGCGCTCCCTTAATTTGCCAAGAATGACAGCTTTTTCAGTCGGCAATTTGCCGCGCTTCTCTAGCTCTAACATTATGTTTATGCGTTCATCCATATGGGCTTACATTAAAGAAGCTTTAAAAGTTCCTCAGTCGTCATTTGATCATACTTGTCAGATAGCTTTTCCAATTCCTGCTTTTGCTGATTCACCTTCATAGCTGGAGGCAGATTTTCGCCACTTAACTTGATGCCTTTTCCTGTCTTGTCTTTGATAATACTTTGCAAATACTGCACTTGCTCTTCTCTGAGTTTTTTTGTTGGGGCAGCTAGCATCACAATAGCTTTGTTTATAGACTTGGCATCAGTTTCAGAAACTCGGTCTTGGCCCAGACCTAAGACTAGAAGCGGACCTGCCAGCTCAGCGTTTGCGTCAAACAATTCTTTTTCCGGTAAATATCCCATCTTTGCGTTAAAGGCATTAACTCCGCCCGTAATGTATTTTGATTTAAATCCAGTCTCGCCAGAGGGGATTTGCTTTGCAAAATTTATCAGCCCTTTTAGCGCGACAATTGCTGTATTGAATGTCGATTCCTTATCACCTGCCTTAGCCGCCTTACTCCCCGTCTTAAGTGCATTTGCTAAATCGACATTTCCCCCAGTAGCTTTTAACATCTCGTCATAAGTTAACTGTTCAATTGGCTTCCCAAAAAATTGCAATGAGTCGAGAAGGGCTTTATTTCGCTGAGATTCAAATTCGCTTTGCGCGGTCAGATTAGCGGTTTTCTCTGTCTTGGCTTCAGCCGCTACCCCAGGCAAATTCACAATGCCGTTTCTGCCAGTGATAACTACATTAGGCGCCTGAGGTGGACTGCCAAATGTTTTCTGCGGGTTGCCGCCATTCATACTAGAATTAACAATTGCGCCAACTCCACTCGTGCTTGTTCTGCTGTTTGGTACAAAGCCGATAGGCTGTTGCTGTGTGGTGCTTCTTTGCTGACTAAATGGCACAAATGGCATTATTTACTCCACTATTTGATAATTTCATAAAGCGACGGGTCAAATTCATTTTCAGGAATTGTCCCCTCCGCGCCGTCTTTTAGTTGTCTCACGGTTAACATTCTCGGTACACCGCCATTTGTACTTTGCGAGTTGACGCCGTTTTGCTGGCCTCCACCCATTCCTAATTGCTGCATTAAAAGCATTGTCAGAGGGTCAACTTGCTTTCCTCCAAGGCCAAGCATTGCCAATTGGTTATTGCCTAGCTGATCTATTCGAGGCCCATATTTCTCCGCTTGCCTTAGTTGCATAGGAAATCTAAGACCGGATGTAATCCCCTGCCCTAAAGCGTTTCCCAACATTGCCCATCTACTACCCATAAATTACCCCATCAGTTTTTAATTGTTGATCCCAATTTCACACCGTTGGAAAAATAAAATCCTTCGCTCGTCAAAATATCGTACGTGTTTGGCGATTCGTGTTCTACCTCGCTAATCGACACGAGCTCGTCAAAATACGGATGGCCATTTGACATGATAACTTCACCAGTTTTAAATTTGTGGTTGTAAAATTTATGCTCGCTGTCTCTTTGTCGTGATACCACAGCAAGAACAACGCCACCATTAACCTTATCGCCAACCTTAATGTTTTCCACTTCCTCAGTAGCTCCGTTTGGCAATTCGATTTTTGTACCTCTCGGCAAGCACCACATACTAATTGCTTGGCCTGCCAGAGGAGCCAGACCTTGCAGGAGTCCAGGCTGACCTGCATTTCCAGGAGTCCCGCCAGCTGATAATCCATACAACCTAAACAAATCCTCAATTGGTGTACGCTGTTTCTGGATTGCGTACTGAGCAAGCTGCAGCGCCTGCTGGTCAGACACGCCTTGATTTCTAAATATTTCTGCCGCCTGGTTCATTTCTCTTTGCGCATCAGCTTGTGCTTGGAATTGTTTTGCACCTAATTGCTGCTGTGCTTGTTGTCCTGCCAATTGTGCTAAGGCGTTTGATAGTTGGTCGCCAGTATCTCTTTTAATATTCTGAGTGCCCTGCAATGCGGCACCTGATTGATAAAGCCCGCGCTTGTTTATTTCTTCGTCAAAGTTAACAAGCTGCTCGTCCTGTCTTCTGTTTAAAATACTTTCTAAATTTGCCGCTAATGGACTGAACGCATCACCCACAGCCCTTGAAGCGTCAAATGTTTGCGTAAATTGGAATGGTGATCTTTGGGCAAAATTTAACTGCGGAAACATGTTCTGATAGTTTTGCGCTGAGCCTTGAATGCCTTGCAGATTACCTAACTGGTTTTGTAGATTTTTTATTTCGTCTGTCTGTGTGTACTGAGGGTGTTTTGTTTGATAATCAGCAATTTGCTGCTCCAATGATTGAATCATGGAGTTGTTGGCGTCTTGAAATTGGGGATTTGCGCCAAACAGGTTGCCAGTAAACAACTGGTTTAAAATGTTTCCTTGCTCCTCCCAACCAGGACCGCGAAACGCTTCTGCATCATTGCCAGAGCTTCCAAATAAAAAACTCATTTAAATACCGTTACGCCGATACCTCTTTCCCCGATTTTTTATGTAACTTGTTAAAATTACTTTTTGTCACACAGTACCTAATGACATCATGAAATGACCCGTTTTGATATATCTCGTGCTTCAATTCTGCCTCTTTGGTCATTCCCAACTTGCCAACACATTTTATCGCAGGCACATTGTCAATTCTTACTGTGCAAATAGCTTTGTAAAAATTCATCTGGTTAAGCAAATAATCTAAAAGCATTATTGAAGCCGCCACACCATGCTTACGCCCAAAATGCTTGTTATCAATTAACGTCCCAACAAAGGCATTTCTATGCCTTTCCTCAATCCTACTAATTGTTGCCATGCCCATTATTTCTTTCACATTACTAGCTTTCGTAATAACAAACACTATATTTTTGCCATTCATGTGCGAATTTATTTCGACTGAGTTCATTACCGGAGCATTACAAAAAAAATAATCATAATCCCCCGAAAGTTGCCAGGCGTAAATATACGGCCACATTTCAGGCTCATAAGGCACAAGCCTTATTTCATCGTTGTTCAGGCGCATTAATCAGCCCCTTTATTTTAAAATTGTTTCACGTTGCACAATTGCACCGCTTATAAATGAAGCTTAGATTTAATAAAATCTATCTCCCCTTTCAATTCCTTGAGTGCTAGCACCATCGGAGCAATTAGCTCATGATAGCGCATACCCATAAACTCGCCACTTTTCTCAACGACAGAAGTATTACTGTCAATAATTTGATCTACTTCCTGGGCAATAAATCCATAATGGATAAAATCTTGTCCATCACTTTCCTTAGTGTCAATCCATTGGAAGCTGACAGGGTTTAGTTTTGCGATTAATTCAACCCCTTGTTCTAATGGCTTGATGTTCTTTTTGAGTCGTTCATCAGAAGTGTTGATTGTCCCATTAGTTGCAAAGATTTCAGTAAAACGAAAGCTACTGTCACCAACTGGATAAGTGTTGTTGGTAGCTGGAGAGATTTTGCCAGTTCTAGTATTATAATTCACGTTTATATCAAACGTGTTTGATGCCTCATTGACTGATAAAGCTGCATTACCAGAGACAGTCAGGGAAAAAACCTCTGTTGATTCCACATACTTTATACTCGTCTCTGGTGTACCATCACCCAAAATCAGTTTCTTAGAGTCCCCTATGGAAACATCGTAAGAGCTATTAATTGTAAAAGTGTTGGCCGTTTCGTTGATTTTTAAAGCCTCATTGCCAGAAACAAAGATACTCAATATCTCGTCGGCGCTGCTGTAAATATAATCATGAGATGACCTGTCGGCGTCAAAGACAAGTTTTGCGCCGCCATTCAGCTTAGTGTCCACTGTATGAGTATGAATGCCTGTCCAAGTGTAGGTTGTTGTCAAATTCATGTTTGACGAATCAATAGCCGCGTTTTGCAGCGTATACAGTGGATTAAAGCGCGCATTGACCTCTAAAGCGTCCGCCGTAGTTCCATTAACAAATGTGTATGGGTCTGTTTGTACTGCCATTATGGGTTACTATATGGTGACCAAGAGCCATTCTTGTTTATATACAGGGCAGTCGTTGCCCCGCTGACTCTTATGTGCATATCTCCGTCTTTGCCCCCTGTCGGTGCGGCTGTGGTTGTTGTAAAAGTTACGTCCTGAAAATCCTGATTTTTTAATTTAAAGTAAACGTCCTGCATCCATTTTTCCAATTCGTAAAAAAATCCGCGCATCGACATTGGGATATCGTCGGAAGGCGGCAGTGCTGGGTACTTACGTAAAGTCAACTCTCCTCCACATATGCAGGCTGATAGCCCAAATTAGTAATGCCTATGTTTAACTCGTTTGTAATCATCTGCTCTGAAGCGTTGTTGTGATTTATTTGCACAACAAAATACCTGCCAAAAATTGAGCCCTCGTCACTCGAATCAACATTAGACAACTCGACCCTTGTGTATTCAATATTTGGCGCGCTCCAATTTTCACTACCCCAATTAAACTCGCCCCATATGGCGCCGGTAGCACTAAGAGCAATGGTCCCACTACCGCTATTTAAATCAGTCACAACACCGACAGAAGCATTAGTTGCCGTTCGTTGCGTGGTTAAAATACTCAAATCGGTAAGCATTTTTAATGTCGTGGCTGAACCAAAATCTAACTTTCTAGTTTGCCAAAATCCATTGATACCAGTGACACCTTCATCCAACTGCCCAGAATCTTGCTTTAGCGCAAAGCCTAGATAATCCCCAGTTATCAGCACATCACTTCCGCTTTCCTTCCATGTAGTCATGGCGTTTGCTTTGATCCCAGTATGATAAAGAATGGAACTTAAAGCTTTTCCTTCGGCATTTGAAAACGCATCATTGGCATAATCATAAACAACAATCTGGTTATTCTGTGTCGTACTTGCCGTTGTTAACGCAATCCAATATTGTGACCGTGTAGTATAGTTTGCTGATACGCTTTTTGATCTTCTGTCATCGTTCATGCCGTCCATTAAAGGCTTTGCTGGGTCACTCAAATCTACTGTATTCTTTGATCCGTTAAAGCCCTTTAAGTATCCATCCTTGCCAAGAAAAATTAAAATATTTCCATAGCGCCTTGAAGACACTTCCTGGATAGACCAGTGTGACAAAGTGCCGTCGTTTGAAATGACTCGATCAGCAAAAATATCCCTGTAGTTAGATCCTGACACTGACCAAATTGCAGACTCCTGAAATACAATCAGACGGTCAGCAAAAACCGCCAGCCCTGTAATATACTCGCCCTTATTTTCAAATCTTACTAAATCAGTCGCAACCGTCCATGATTCTCCGTCAAGAATGCCAGACCAATATAAAATATCTTTATAAGCCACCCACAATTTATTTTTATGAACTACCGGATAATTAAAATTTCCAGGTAGTCCCGTGATCGTCAACGCAGCCGCATTCCCGCTGCCAGTCCACTTTATCGGCGGGTTGGTCCCATTTGCTGCAATAATAATGTCATTTGTCGATGACGCATTTTTAAACTTTGCAAAACTCCAGTGAATATCTTCGTCATCAGTTATTGTCACTGCCCCAGTTTTATCAGTCCAAGCGTTTGATGCGTACTGCTTAAATGCGTCTCCGCCAATCCCAACTTGATACAATGTATTATCTAACTTCGCCTCGAATAATCCTGTGATTTCTTTTGCTGTAGTGTCAGTTTTTTCTTTAAACGCAACTGTGTGCTTTTTTGTCGAGCCCTGCCTTGTCTCAACTGAATGCTCAGTAATATTCACATTCTGCAACGCAGACGCTTCTCGCGGGTCTGTAGAGATGTCTGAATATTTGTTATTCAGACCTAGAAACCTTTTGATTGAAATAGGTTGTGATGTCGTCTCAAGCCCCATTAAGCCCACCTAGGAAATGATGCCGGTAGTCTCGCCTCAATCACATCTCTCGGAGCGTCAACACTATCCAGTGACCACACCCCATTTGGCTGATAACATTCGTCACGCATGTCTTTAATTCTTGATTCTAATTGTTGGAATGTGAGCTGCGCCATTGCAGAATTATTCAAATGCTTAAAGCACTCAGTCTTTGCGTACAATTCAGGTGCGTCGTGATATTGCTCAGGCAATAGTGAAATATCATCATCACCATAAATATTTGGAAGCTTCAGCGTAAAATCATAATAGATTGTGAGAGTACTTGAAGGAATTGTAAAAAAATCAACTATCGGATGACTCGCAGCCCTATCGTATGCCGCTAAAACAAGATTCGTCACGCCACCAGAATTTGAGGTTAGCGTCACCTTGCCAACACTTGAAGCATCCTTTGACACCCCTAGTATTTTTGTAAAAGTCGTTGTTGTCGAAACAGGTGTCGTGCCTGTTAATGTTTTTTTCTCAACTGTAAAAACATTACTTGAATCTAACCCCTGAATATTAACGTCCACTGCAGTATCACTTGCTGAACTAGAAGAAATAGCAATTGCACTTGCAGACGATGGCTGATTTTGTACTGGTGAAAACCCTTTGAGCCGGTAAAGATAAGGAACTCCGGTTGCCGTTGGTCCTGGCTCACGCATTCTAAATTCTTGCTCACTCATGTAACCGATATGTTGCGGGCTGCTTGTCTCGTAAAAAGTAATTAACTTTGACGTATCAACCAAAGGAGACAACGCATAAGCAGACGTTCCTGAAGCCGTGGTAAGCGTGTACCCGTATTGCCGCAGCCACGGCCAGCCACCTTTGGGCCCTTTTGCCGCAACATACTTCTGCCCCCTGTTAAGCCAACGCTTAATTATCCCATCAATATTTGTCGCAGGATGACATTCAGCCTTAACATTTTTAACCATTTCAGCGACGTTCAATTTGCGCTCCTAGTTTTTATGCGCTCTAGCCACATGTATTTTCATTCCAGATTCAGACTTAGAAATAAAATCGCAGTGGTTGCACGAAAACAAATCAACGCTTTCAGGTGCTTTTGCTATTGTTTCTTTTACCACATTCGCAGCCGGCTTCACGATCTGCCCATTTACTAGCTTCCATTCAGGCCGCCAGTATTCGTAATGGTGCGAAATTTTAGGAGCATGGTGTCCGTTGTCGCCAGGTACAAAGTCATATTGTGCGTATTTGTTCATAAATTTTAAAACCTACGGGTGAAGCCTAAACTCCACCCGCAGATTAGTCCAAAGCAGAATCAAGCAGTACTTGCTCCCAATTTATAAATCGGGCCGCAAAACATAAAAACACATGCTTTTCTAAGCACTGTGTCCGATGCAATTGACGATTTATTAAATGCTACTCGCATATCGAGAACAGCACCTGCTCCGTCTGTCAACAATGAAGTACCAGCTATCAGTGATTCCTCAACAGGAACCGCAGTGCCAGCAGCAACAATGTTTGCAGAAGGATGAAGCCCGTAAAATTGAACCCAACCGTAATCGTACTGGTCTTGTGCTGCCATAACTACGCCTGCAACTTGTGCAGACTCATCGTTAGCGGCAGAATTTTCACAAGCCCATGGAACAATGATTTCAAAATCATCATTGGCCGCAGGAGCGGCACTGAATGCGTCATTTGAATCAATTGTTATTACAGTGGTTGTATTTTTTACGATACGGCCTGTTTCGCCTTCAGGAGCTGCGCCAGCAGCACCGGCGTCATCGGTGCAACGTAAAAGAGCATCAACATAAATATCAGCAGTCAAACTACTCGTTGTGATTGACGTAGTTGTTCCCGATGTAACGTTGGTGATTGTTACGTTGTCTTTAAAAGAGCGCAATGCGCCGATAGCAGCACCGCCACTTTGGTCTTCACGCAGATATATAAATCCGCGTAATCCCCAAATTGGATGGTGGTCCCAACGCACTATTCCCTTTTTTTCAAGTGGCGTCGCACTTGTTGAATCTAGCTCAGTGGCCCAGCTCATTTGGGTGGTACCTCCAAGCGTTAATAATGAAGCGGCTTGAATTGTCATTTGATACCTCCTTTAAGCTGTTACACCAGACAGATTGAACATAGATTCACGTCTACGAGTCGCAAGTTGCGAATAGACTTTAATCTTTGCTACTAAAATGTCTTGGTTTGCAGGTTCGATGAATTTGCCGGTTACGAAATTATAATCACTGTGGATATATAATTTAGTCCAGCGAGAGTTTATGCCATAGATTCGATCAGACGTGCATTTAGCGTCATAGATAAAATCAATACCCTCAACTTTGAGGGCCTTGAAACCTAGGTCTGCTAGTTCAGGATTTCTGAACTCTGCTCGTCCGTTTGCTACCGTTTGCAGATAGCCAAAGATGGTGGCTGTTGTAACAATCAAATCAACCATATCGTTTCCACGTTGTGTGTTACGAATAGCTGTTTGAATTGCTGTCAAACCGCCTGTGGCAAAAGAACCTACGCTGGTGTTTGTGGTATTTCTCCAAAAACTTTCGTTTGCAGAGTTAATACCGCCAAGGGTTCCAGTTGTTGGGTCCGTGGGAGCCAAAGCTTCCAAACCAAGGTTATCTTTTCCACTGTTACCGGTGCCGTCACCAAACAACATAGTAGCCATTTTTTCCTCAAGCGATAGCTCGGCCTGCATGATGACATCCTCCATGAGACTTTCTTGAGCTTCTTTGCCGGAATTTCTAGCCTTCTCTATTTCTTCGATGATTGCTGGGCACACTGTTTGTTTCCAGTTATACTCAGCAGCACTAATGCCATCTTGTTTGGTTATATCAATGACATCACTGCCGGAATATGATTGAGCGTTTGCAAATTCATGCAAAAGTCTCAGTACAATCGAATCGCCACCAGAGAGTTTTACCGCGCCTTTTGACTTCATTACTCCTAAAAACGGGATGTGATTAGAAATATTATCAGCCATTTTGCCAGCGTAATTCTTCAACGTGGTAGACGCAACTCGATCAAAATTTGCGTTTGCTTGTGACATGTTCTACCTTTCAACCAATTTCTTTGAGAGCCATCGCATAAGCTTCGCTCACTGTCATCGCACGCTGTGCAGGTGCCCCGCTTGGAGCCCCGCCAGCCTTTGCAGGTGTTGAACTAGCCTTGGCCTGCATTTCCTTATAGGCTGCCTCTTTTGTTTCTTTGGCAATCTTTTCAGGGTCAACAGGATTAGCCGCTCGCCACGCTTCATCCAAAGTCATGCTAACGCCAGTCAATGGGTTCACCATGACTCGGTAATCCATAACCTTATTTCTCATTTGGCCGGTGCGCGGATCCATGTAAGTGTGCTTATTCCAATTCTCTTCACCATACTTATAGCGTCCCTTTAATTCCTCCTGGGAATAAAGAGATTCAAAACGAAATTGGTGTAATTGTTGTTGCGTTAATTGCTGCTGTTTCAGAATCGCATCGGCACCAGACTGCCCAAATTGTTCAACCAGCGAGTTATAACTCTGCTGGCTTGTATCAACGTGAGGCTGTGCTGGCTGCGTATAGGCTGGAGTTTGATATTTAGTTCTTTCAAAATTAGCCCTGTCCGCTTCCAACGCTCTTCTTTCTTCAGCAAGCGCCATTGTTTTGCGCGTGTAATCAGCCTGCATAAACGCAGGGTCATTAGGTTTGTTCGCGCTATCTTCTGGCTGATTTGATTGTCCTGAGTCGCTTGTCCCGTCACTCGTAGTTGACGCTTCGGGGGCAACTTGGGTCTCTTCATCCATGTTAATTACCTCCAGGGATTATCCCTGATACCGGTGCCGGAATTGGCCTCGGTTGTGCCGTCGGCATTGGCCTTTGTGGTGCCATTGGAACGGCTGGAGATGGTTGCGCTAAATTTGGCCCCATCCCCTGAAAACTTCGCCCTGTCGCATTTTTCAGCAAATCAACAATGTTGCCAATGCCGCCGGCACCAGCAGATTGTTTCTGCGCTTCTTCGTTTCTTTGCATCTGGGCTTTAAATTCTTTGTGCATTTGTATGTGCAAGGCGTTTTGATAGTTGTCGTTACTTTCCTTCTCATGCACGCCAATATGTAAATCGTGATTTTCCGATAATTTTGCAGCGATTAAAATTCCTGAATTGAGCAGTTTGCTTTCTGCCGCAGGGTCTTCCTTTTTCTTTAAAAGGTTCATGTTGCGCACGCCAAAAACTTCTTCACCTTCTTTGATCACTTCCTCGATATCAAGAGCCGCAGCAGCGCCAGGGATTGTTGAAACAAACTTTGCAAATCCCATAAACTTATTCATGCGTACCTGCTCGTTGTCAGGTAGCGTCGACCCCGCACGCACACCGGCTGTAATATCTGCTGATAAATTCTGATTGTTAAATTTTAAATATCCGCGCTTTGCGGTCCCAGAAATAATATCGCTATCTCCTTTATTTAACCTGTTTCGGTACCCCATAAACTCAGCGGCTGTTACCTCTGTCAGCCTAATCACTCTGTCTGTAGTGTAGTTTTTATGGATGAGCTTTGCCCATTTACCCGCAATACTAGCCATCACCTCTTCAAGCCGTTCCAGGTTTTCAATCTCAACTTGCTGCGCAGCAGATTCAACAGCTTTAACTTCTGTTGCTGTTTTTTGATTTTGTGACTGTCTGATTGCTTGCTTAGATATTAGCTGAATATCGCCACGTGCCATTCCTTCAGCCTGCAAGATCAACGGGTCAATTGCCGCGTGCTGAAACGTTTCAATATCCTGCGACGCTTCCAATTGAACAACTGAAGAATCGATTGAGCTTTTTAATTGTGTTTTTTGTTCTTCAGTTAACGACGAGCCGCGTGCCTTGTACTTTGCCGTTCCCTTTTTAGCGTGATTCGACATCATCGTGCGGTAAATACTCATCTCACGCAATTGGCTCTTCCAGAAATAAACATCCGAATGCACTTCTTTGGTGTCAGGGATATCGTTGTACATCAAAAAATCATACATCGAATCATAAGGGACGCTTAACTCTTTCTCATCAAACTTTTTGTCTATCCCGCTTATCAAACAAAACATCATCCTGTTTGCGCGGTCCTCGACCTCGTAAAAACAACCGTACTTAAACGCATCATCCGCAGAACCATTGCTATCAACAGCCCCAGCCGTCTCTTTGGTAATTTTTACTTTTATTTTTTCAGATTCGCTTAAACCAAACTTTTCAACAATGTCATTTAAAGGCAACGTTACCTCGTGCGCTACCCAATGAGATTTTTTAGGGTGTGTCACATCTGAGTCCCAGAACACACAGCCTAAATCCAGTCTATCAGTTCTGACCTCATCATTTTTAACACTGTCATCGTACGCGTCTTTTTTTAACTCTGATTGAAAGTTGAAATAGGTTTTGAATACTGTAGTGCCACACAACTTAGTCGCCTTGACCGCGTCGCGCATTAACTCTTTCATTCTCAGCTTCGGCCACAGGTTATTAACGGCAATCTCATAAATCTCAGCAGACCATTCGGCCTCAGGTGTTTCGGGTGTAAAATATATTTTTGGGTTTTTTGCGTACTGACTAGATACGCTTTGCTTCATATCCACGTACAACAGATTTACGCTTACATTTTTATTTTTGCTGTAGCCGGTAATGTCAGAATTTACGATATCACCGTTATAGATTTTCTTATTCTCTTCACACTCTTCCGTTAAATCTTCACGGCTTGTTTTAAACGCATCAATCCGCTTAAACCAAATCTCAGCCTCGCGCTGAGCCTTGTCCTTATCCTTCGACTTACTTTTTCTTTTTTCTTTTTCTGGACTGTCTTCCAACTAGCCTTTGCGCTTCCGAATAGAACGCAATTCCAAAGACGCCAATTGTTCCGTTTTCAATTGGGCCGCCTTTATCTCAGATTCTAACATAGATGCTTTAATTTTTGCCAAATCAAAATCGCTATCAGGTATTTTGTAACACTCCCCACATAGTCCCAATACGAGCTCAGGAAGTTGGTCATTAGCAACGTAAATATTACGGTCTGCAATGTTAAACCCAGCTTGCTTTTCCGCCTGACTTATACGCGGCTCCCCGCAATTAACGCAGCCGCCCTGAAAAAAATACATGCCCACCTCAATAATATTACGGGGGAGAAACGGGAATCGGCGCCCGTTCCTCAACTAGTATTCCCCGTGATTGTTGATCAAAAATTTTCCCCGTACATCTCAAACTCTCTGTTTGCTTGTCTTTCCGCAGCGTCCAACATGCTAAGATCTTTTTTCTTTTCTAAAAACTTTGGCTTTTGACTCATTAAAAACAACCGGCACGATTCAAGAGCGTGATCAGTCGAGTCAGCACTAACATCTTCAACTCTGTTTTTATCTCTGACCGCGCCAATTATCTCATCAATTAAATTTGTACAGGTTGAGCTAATGTGCCAAAAACTACTCTGCCCGCCCATGTAATCTCTAACCTGCAAATATTGCAACATCCTACTCCAACCGTTGACCCTATCACTATCCCCCATTATCAACGGCACCCCGTTCTCCGCCCAAACATCACTGCGCTTGACACTGACAGTTTTCCCAAATTTATAATGCGGTATTTGCACCGGAAAACTTTGTGGGTCCCCAATGCCATAAACTATTTTTTCTAAATTCTTTTCAGTGATACCCGCGACCTCTTTCGCTGCGTCTATATCCAGGTACCCCGTTTTATACCATTCCCTGTACGTATACACATGACCGTCAGGCCCTACCGCGTGCCAGTAAACAGCCATTGGCGCGCTAAACCCCCAGTCAACAGATAAAAACCGTGGCCACGGTTTGTGTATCTCAATCGACCCCTCTGGATACACACAGTGTTTGCGTGAAAACGTTTCAAAAAACGCGCCTACAAAAACGTCCCAGTCGCCATCGAGGTAGGCCCGCAGTAACGTAGGGTTGTGCCCAAACGCTTTTCTTAACTGTCCCTCGTAGTCACGCGGCAAATACGGATTGTCTTTAGGTAACGCCTTGACAAACTTTGCATTAGCCCTACCCCCATTTACAAAATCCCTTTTCAACCAACCTGCACGCGGATTTGCCGTGTACACTGTTTTGTACGGCGGCGTAATATTATTGTAGCGCAACCGTAGAGACCCTTCGAGTACCGCAATGTCCTCTTGGTCAACCTCTTCCGCCTGGTCAATTCCGAAAAATGCGAGCTCGGCAGAATTAAATTTTGCAACGTTTTCGCTTTTGTCTAATCCGCCAAACATTATTTTCACGCGGTCTCTGATAATAATTTCTTTGTCCTGTGTTCGTACCTCGTAAAATTGCGGCGGGATAACTTTTTTCCACGTCTCAAGAGTTGTCGTTCTAAAATCCACACCCTGCAATCTTCCCAGAAAACCTACAGGCAAAGGAAATTTCACAGGCGTCTTAATGTCAAAGAGCGTTATTAAATAATTACACCAGTAAAAAGCCCACAGGCACAAAAGAAAACTTTTTCCGCCACCTTTGGCGCCACCATACAATAAATCTACGTTTGCGCTGTTCGTTAAAAAATCCCATGCCTGAGTTTGTCGTACTGTTAAATCAAAATCACTTTTTTTCGTCGTCGCCATACGATTTATTTATATTCACAACGCAAGCGAACGGGCTCTCTTCATCGCTCGCATGCTGCATCCGTTCGCCGTATTTTTTTGGTTTTAATTTTGAGGCAATCCATTTGCGAGTGTCTACCCGCAAACGTGCTGCATTGATGCGTGCGGCGTCATGACCATCTCCAACTATTTCCGCCGATGCGTCGCTGATATCGTGCATTTCCTCAATAAATGAATCGGCCGCTTCCTGTTTGGCGCGTGTGTATTGCTGTAAAAACTCTGGCTTAGTTCTCAACCAACAAAAAATTGCTTCCATGCTGGGCAGGGCGTCGTCTTTACAAACAGTTCTCATTGATTCACCACGTGCTAATTTTGCGCAAATTGTATCCGCTAATTCCTGTGTGAATATTGATGGTCGTCCGCCCGCGTGTGCCATAATTTACCAGATTCTAAAAGTTTTGAAATCGTAATACCAGTCCGCGTCGCATGTCGCTTCAATCTCTCGTTCTCTAATTGAGCAATATTTATTATCGTCGTTATCAACTGTGAAAATCGTTCCAGCGTAGCGTTTGCAGTGAACACGGTCCGAGGGAGATAGAGTAGAAACATCACTACCAATTGCGACAACGACACCTGTAACGGGAGTAGTTTCAGATTGATCGGACATTACAATCCCACCGTCTGATATACCAATATACGGATCTAGTTTTACAATTATTTTATCTCTAACGGTCCTGAGGTGGGCCATGCCTAATTATTGGGGTAATCTATGGGTAATGACTATCTATATTTTTAATCTATGCATCCCCTAATAACGCGCTGTGTCAGTAATATAGTTATTTCAGTAGACGTAGCCTATTAGGTGTGTTATTCTGTGTATAGGTACTCAACTCAAACAGGAGATAATATGACTATTCAATTTAAAACATGGCACGACGCCATGTTGTGCGGCTACACCAAAAACCCACGAAAATCATATCGAGGGTTTACAATTTACAGACGGGACGTATCCGGTGGCAATTCCTAAAATTTGCGTTGGAAATTAAACCACAAACGCAAATTAACAATTTTACCGAGTGTGATCTGTCGTTATTTTACAAAATTCAACGCCAACACGCTGAGGACGGGCAATTTGCCCAGTCTGAGACGCTGTGGTTGACTGAGGATTTGTGCAAAATCAAAACCCCTGGTTGTTTTGTGGTCGCGTTTTCTCCTGATTCGATAAAAATTGCGTTTGAAAACGCGTGTCGTGCTAGCGATGAATTTTATAATTCCAGTCCTACCGCACGGCAATCTGAACGCGAATCAGCTGCAATCGCTGGGACGGTGACAGGTCGCCAATCGGCGTATAATTTCCAACGCGCAAAAAAATTGGCAGAAAAATACGGGGCTGCAAATTTGTCCGCTGAATGGCAGCAAATTTTGGTGGCAAAATTAGGGTAGGGGGTCCGCATCTAATTGCCAATTCCAATCAAACAGGAGATAAAATATGAAAACAGAAAACAAATATAAACACACACCTGGCCCGTGGAAATTAACAATTGACGAGCCGGATACCGACATGACGCCGTTGCAGCATGCCACAATACACAGTGGCCCAGCATTTGGCCCTAACGGGTTTGAGGTGACTGCGTGGTTAAAACCAGCCGACGCCCATTTGATAGCCGCAGCGCCTTTTTAGTTACTAGATTCAAAAATACTATCGCCAAAGCAAAGGGGGAATTATGAGAGTACATTTAGTTAGAACGTTCCATAAAGAATTGCCATATGCCATCATGAAATTGTGTGCTCATGGTAATTACGGTTATCTGATTTACGGTGACAGTCGGGGAAACTGCATAAAGAAAGCCCACGCACAAGGCCATCATGTTTTTGATGATGAAAAACAGACTGAGGAGCAATCATGCCCCTCGCAAAACAACATTTTGAAAACTGGCACCTAGCCCTGGCGTATTTGTATTTGACCACGACGAAACCAAAATAAACGTGTCAAATGTTTTTATCCCGTAAATGAGGAAAATAAATTAATTTTAAACGCTATTTGAGGCGGACTGAATGTCCTAATGTCCTAATGTCCTGTTCCAAACAGAAACATTATTAACCACGCACAATGGATAACCTTTTGTCCCTTTTGTCCCCGTGATTGGGATACACAGGGCTGAAATTGATAGTTGTGGCAACGCGTAACGAATGCCCGCATAGCGCGAGACGGTAAACGCACATCAAGAAACAATTCAAAGCAGAAAAAAGAAAAGCCCTCGATTTAGAACCGAGGGCTTGACTTATATCGAAAATTCGACAACATTTAGTGTGCAAAAACGAAATGTAGTCGGAATATCAAATTTCAATTACATTTTGTCAAGTCAAGATTCTAGCCGTCCCTTGTAAAACACGGTTAACATCGATGCGCGGACTGAAAAGGCGATGGCAAACTCCCGCGCAACATACAACAGTTTTGCTTAACTCGGCGGCACTTCCCGTAATGACAAGCATGTTAGAACGTGATTGTAATCACAACAGCCAGCCCCCCTTAGCCAGGGCGGGAATCTGAGCCTAACACGGAGTCTCGACCTTCAGCCGTCTTTTCCCTGTGCGTTTTAGAGTCAACAGGGTGAGAGTAAGCCGTGGCCTGTGTTCACCGGACACAAACTTGTGTTATTTTTTCAATTGCCTGTAGTTCCTGGCAAATCTCATAGGAACTAACACACCGTAGTTATTAAAGCCTAAAAAACTTTAATGTGACTCTACGATATCAAAAGTAGCCACGGATAATATCGAGTGCACGCATTAATCTGGATTAGCAAAACTGCCGTTGGCCTGCAAATTTAGACTCACACGGATTAGCAATTCTGTTAATACGGGGAACGCAGAACATGGCACACACACGCCAGCAAGGTCGAGCTATGGGAAAGGGCATGCTATTTCGTTTAGCGAGTTTGCGGCTTTTTCTCTCGTTTTTGAATTCGTTTGTTTTATCTAATCTCACTATCAAACACTCACCTAAATAACGCATTGCATAAACATAATTAAATGACTGCTTGCACACATCATGATACGGTGTTATGATACACGTATGGCAGTAGGTAGTTTTTAATAGGGGGGGCGATGGATAGGGACAATGAACGATATGAGTGCCAAAATTGCTCTGAGAAGTTTGCAAAAAAAGACATGATAACCCTAAAAAAATCCCAAACTAGGCTTTGCAGGCCGTGCGCTCAATATAACAGTTACCGTGTTGGCGTTTTAGTGGATGAATTTATAGCCGATATGAGCGACGAGGATATAATCAAAAATATTCAAAAAAATGGCAGCATAGAAAGGTTTTAATGTTAGATAAAAAAAAATTAGCAGCAGCGATGAAAGAGCGCGGTTGGGGTATGGTAGATTTAGCCTATCACTCCAAATTGTCCTATGAAACTATCAAAGCGATAAAAAATAGCCAGCAAACCGGCAAAAACATCACGTCCGACACAGTAATTGCAATTTGCCGCGCTCTCAATAAATCGTTTGATGAAATTTGCATTAACCCGTTGGAGGTAAATTTATGAGTACGTTTCGATGTGCAGATTGCAGTGAGTCTCTGTTTTCTGCAGACTCTGTCTGGGTAGCAGGTAGCCAGTATTGCAAAACGTGCTGCCCCTCAACAGACTATATCACATGTGCCGGTTGTGATGAAAATGAGTTTGTTGACCGCGTCAATACGGTTGACAACTACCCTGGCAAATATTGTGAGCTGTGTTTGGATGAATTGTGTTTTGACGCTAATGGATTCAAAAACGTTGATTCGGCAGAACGCAGTGTCGCGGTGGCGTATCTAAACTCTATCAATGTGAGGTAATTATGGAAATTGCAATGCTATTTCTAGGCTCAGGGCTAGGAATTTTTCTAACGTGTATGATGATTTTAATCTGGGAAGATACTCGCGATATTCGAGATAGGTGGAACAATGACTAAAGATGAACAAATTTTAATTTTTGGTTATGGCCGCATGAGCCGAGACAATTTACAGCAAGAGATTATTGATAGGCTACACGAGGCCCTCGGTTTTGCAATAAAAGGCCAATTCCACAGGGTCAACACAATGATTTTCAGGACTGGCGTGTTAGAGGAAATGTGTAAAACCGAGGCAAAATTCAATTACCCGTACTCACACGATTTTAAAATATTTGAAAACGAGACGCCTGTGGAATGCAGGGATAGTGAAGAAGATATTTTTATTGAACACAAACTGTAAATAAAACCCCATGAGTTGCGCAGCCGCTAGCAACTCACGGAATTAACCAGCGGTAAACGAGGCAATCAAACAAAATGGAAACGTCACCAACGGTCACTAATGTGATCCCGACAGATAAGCCTGCACCTAGCGAAACAGCAACCGTACTCGCAATTGTTGAGAGGTGTGCAATTAACCCAGAGGTCAACGTCGACAAAATGCAAACTCTCCTGGACATGCAGGAGCGCATCCTTGACCGTTCCGCACGGCAGGCATTTAGTGCCGATTTTGTCCGCATGAAGCCTGAAATCCCAAAGGTTTTAAAAACTAAAAGCAATTTACAAACAAAATCTAGGTACGCAACGCTAGATGATGTCAACAGAACTGTTGACCCAGTGCTGGAAAAATTTGGTTTTGGCTCGTCGTTCAAAATTGCTCAATCAGATACCCATATCACAGCAACAGCAACGCTGTGGCATGTTAGCGGGCACACCGAGGAAACAACTGTTTGTCTGCCTCTTGATAAAACTGGCATCCAGGGGAGTGTCAATAAAACTGAGGTCCACGCAATCGGATCCTCAATTACCTACGCAAAACGGTATGCCATATGTGCGTTATTAAATATCAGTACTGGTGATGAGGACGATGACGGCAACGCAGCTGGTAATAACGCGGCTGTGGACGTGCTCGCCACATTGCCACAGCAACAAGTGATTACCGGTCTGGTTGCCAGACTGACACCAATTTCAAAAGCGAGGTTTGCCAGTCTGTACCCTAAAATTTCCGAGATAAAAAAATCAGAGGTTGACTCGGTAATTGCGCGACTGAAACGGACGCTAGGTGAGATCGAGGTGACACGTGCTTAAAATCATTAACTGCATCCAAGGCTCGAACGAATGGCATGAAGCCCGTTGCGGCATAATTACCGCATCATGTTTCAAAGACATTTTGGCAAAGGGCGCCGGTAAAACGAGACGGACATATTTGCTAAAACTAGCAGGTGAGAGAATAACCGGAAACCCGATGGAGTCATACACTAACGTCCACATGGCGCGCGGGAAAGAGCAAGAAGCCATTGCGCGGACTCTCTACATTGAGCATACCGGCAATGTCGTCGAGGAATGCTGGTTTTTAAAAAATGGAAACATTGGCTATTCACCAGACGGGCTCATTGGTGATGAAGGTCTGTTGGAAATAAAATCAAAACTCGCACACCTGCAAGCAGATATTTTATTGTCAGGCGAGGTGCCAGGCGAGCACGTGGCGCAGATCCAGGGAGGATTGTTAGTGTCTGGCAGGCAGTGGCTGGATTTTGTCTCGTTTTGCCCTGGAATGCCTTTGTTTATAAAACGTGTGCGCCAAGATGATAATTTGATTGGTGAGTTAGTGTCTGAGCTGTCTAAGTTTGAAAATGAGCTATCAGAAACAGTACAAAAAATAATGGAGAAATTTTAAATGGCTTCAATAAATAAAGTAATTTTAATTGGGCATGTTGGCAAAGATCCTGAAGTGCGGTTTACACAAAGCGGCCAATGCGTTGCCAGTTTTAGTGTGGCTACCTCTGAATCCTACAAAAAAGGTGAAGAGAAAATTAAACGTACCGAATGGCACAGGGTAGTTGCCTGGGGCAAACTAGGCGAGATTGTTGAACGGTATTTAAAAAAAGGGACACTCGTATTTATCGAAGGCAAAATCCAAACTCGCAGTTGGGAAAAAGACGGAAAAAAACAATATTCCACTGAGATAGTTGCTGCAACCATGCAAATGTTATCCGCTAAAGCTGGCTCTAATAGCGAGACACAGAACACATCAGCGCAACCAGCAATTGGCGCTGTTGAGTTGCCACCATTGGAAGTTGATGACGATATTCCTTTTTAGGTTTTCCTGTCGCGGTTGATTGCCTCGTTGGGGACGGCGGCGGCGGTGTCGCAAGATGCCAATGCCGCCGATATTTACAAGGTCAAAATATGGATACACAAAAAGTAGAAGACTTGGTTAACTTAACCAGTTTTGACTTGATGAAACTACTCGACGAATTGCGTCACCAGGTGACTCTAGCTGGCTGTAGTTATGCGGAGCTAAACAAAGAGTACAAAGATATTAAGGAGCTGTTGCCGTCAACACTTGCGACAATCCAACTTAAATATAGTTCGCACAAAGCCGCGGAAGCAAAGGTGTTGGCGCTTGCTGATGCGCAATACCAGGGCAAAATACGGCGCATGAATGAGGCCGAATATCAAATGAGATTAAAAGAAGTTGAATACCGGAGCCTACTGAAAAGCATCGAGGCGCTGACATCTATCGGTTATGTAAGAAATGGCGAGCTAAAATTAGCGAGGTAATTATGAATAAAAAAAAATTGAAAGAGAGCCAAGAATTTGTGGACATGGTTTCGAAAATTGTTAGCAAAAAACTATCTTCTGGAACCACAACCGACGAACAGGACCATTATATATTGTTTTGTTTAGCAACACAATATCTTGCGTCGGTTATGATTACCTCGCCCAAATATGCGCATGGTGTTTTGAAGGCTGCAGCTGATATGTCTAACAAATATCTTGATGCGTGTTGTGATGTAAAAAACTAACTAAGTAAATTTTTTAGTCATTATGCCTGACTGTATAAAATTGACTCAAGCGCAATTGCGAACGTTGAAACAAATATATGTTGAAAACGGGTATAGGTTTTACTCAAGCAGAGGCGATGCAATACATTGTTGGCAAAAAATATCAGGAGCATTGATTAAGCTTGGGCTAATTGAGAAAAAATATAATGCGTTTTTTGTCACATTATCAGGCGAGGAATTTTTAAAAGAATATGAAAAAAAATGCCGACAATACGGGAAAAGGCCAGCGGTGCAAAAATACTCAGGTCATGAAGATTGCGAATAAACATGATGCGGATAAACCAGATTACTCGTTGCTTCCACAGCCAGCATTAAACGCCATTGCGCAAGTGTTGTCATTTGGAGCTAAAAAATATGGTGCTCACAATTGGCGGAACGGGTTGGAGTATAGGCGATTAATTGCAGCATGTTTGCGTCACATAACCATTTTTAATGAAGGGGAAGATTGTGACAGTGAATCCGGATTGTCCCACATTGCTCATGCGTTATGTTGTCTGGTGTTTTTAGCTACACAAATTCATTACAAGAACGGTGTGGATGACAGATACAAACATAATTATGAGACCACCAAAGGCGGTGAATGATGGCACGGAACCAGGCACGCAAAAACCTTGAAAGCTCTCTACAAATCATGTGCGTGCGCTGGTTTAAAATGCAGTACCCAGAAAAATTGATTCACCACAGCCCGAATGGTGGGCAGAGAAATTTGTTAGAGGCGATAAGATTTAAAGCCATGGGCACTATGGCTGGGTTTCCTGATGTATTTATTCCCGAGCCAGAAGGAGACAAACACGGATTATTTATTGAAATGAAATACGGCACAGGTGTGCTGAGTGATTATCAAAAGGCGTGCATGAGCAGATTAAATGAACGTGGGTATGTTGCAGTGGTGGCGGCGAGTTTTGAGGAGTTTGAGAAGATTGTTCGGGAGTATTTTAATTAGGGGATTTATGATCAATCAATATATCGGATACGCCAATCATGTTGGGTTAGATTCATTTAAGCACAAATGGGTCAGTAGTGTTATCGCTGCAAAAATAAAAGAAACCCACGATATTACAACAGAAGAAGTTGAGCATATTATTGACTGGCTTGCGTCTGATGATTGCCCACCTCGTATTGGAAAAATGTCCTACGCCCAGGCGGAAAAATCTGCTGAAAAGTGGATGAAAGCACAGATCAAAAAAGGGTCTGAAATAAACGAATTACCAACAGATATAGAAATTGTTTTGGATTTTGATGATGGATTTAAAATTGTAAAGCTTATCGGAGAGAACGCCTTTAAACGCGAAGGTTTTTTGATGAGGCATTGTGTTGCTGCATATTACGGGAAAGAAGTAGAAGTGTATTCATTACGAGATGCAAACAATATTCCACGCTGCACGATAGAAAAAGACCAACAAATTAAAGGCAAAGGCAATGGCGATATATCACCAAAATATGTTGGCTATGTCGTGAAATTTTTGGAGCATACTGGTATGTCAGTGGGAGATTCTGAAATGATGCATCTGGGCTATGTGAACGTTGCAGAGTTCAAGGATGAATTGTCTTCCGACCTTTTTAACGACAAATATCACCCGAAAAACAAAAAACTCATCACAAAACACGGTGATGAGTTCGCCGATCTCGGGCTGTGGGATAAAATTCCGCTCGTTTCCTTCTCATCAAATGTCGATTTCAAAATCAACTTCGACCTCTCTTATTTTATCGCCAAAGCGGTTACCCGCCTTTTCGCTTTTGTTTCGGCACTAAAATTGAGCATTGCACAGGCGTCGTCTGAGAACAACTCGCAGATTGCTGCATCTGGGAACAACTCGCATCTTGCTGCATCTGGGTACAACTCGCATCTTGCTGCATCTGGGTACAACTCGCAGATGGCTGCATCTGGGGACA